GAACTGGTTCGAACATAATGATAAACCTGTGATTTTCTGTGATATTGATGGCACAATCATCAAAGCACAATCACGCACCGGTGATAACGCATATTTTAAACCTTCAACACCTTTACAAAATAATGTCAATCGTTTATTAGAACTTCAAAGAAATGGTTCAAAATTTATATTCACCACCGCAAGGCAAGAAAATGCAAAACAGGACACCAATCAATTATTAAATAAATTAGGATTTGTTGATTATACACTATTAATGAATTTACCAAATACAAAACGTATTCTGATTAATGATTATAATAATGCCAATCCATATCCTAGGGCTGAGTCTATTAATTTGAAACGTGATTCTGATAACCTATCGGATTTTTTATGATACCTAATAAAAATTTATTCATAATTACATCATCAATTAAACCTAATATGGGTATCTATAATGATGATGATAGATTTGCACAAACAATTGCAACATTAAAATCTGTAAGAAAAATACTACCGGAAGCAATGATTGTATTTTCAGACGTTTCTTTACGACATGTAACTGATTTGGAAAAAGAAGCTATTTCAAGTTTCTGTAATGTTTATATTGATGCAAGTTTACATCCAGAAATAAAAGCTTTATCTGAAAATTGTATGAAAAGCCAAGCTGAAAATTATTTGATGTTTCTTACATTACATACATTAAAACAAAATAATTTACTAAAAGATGTAAAAAGAATCTTTAAATTTTCAGCAAGATCGGAACTGGAAGATACATTTGATATCAAAGAGTATGATAATTTGTTTGGTAAATATGTCTTTAAAAAAGCAATTTCAACTTGGAACAACAATCAATTTTACCCTTCACACCTGTTTATCACCAGATTATTCTCATTTTGTACATCTTTAGTTGATAATTATATTAATGTTATACAGAAAAATTTACAAATTATTGGTCAAATTGATACCGAACATTCTCATTGGGTAAACATACCGAAAGAGTATTTGGTTGAATTTGACAAGATTCATTGTTGGGGCTGGTTGGCAGGCAACGGTCAAATCGAACATTATTGACAACTATATATCGGATCGAACAATTGACAATTTGGTTGGTGTCTGGTATAATCCGTTATAAATAACCTTACAGGCAACCAAAGTGTGTTGCATTTCTAAGGAAAAATAAATGAAAAGCTTTTTAACCCATTCAAATGAGATTGAATTACTCAAATCTGATTTGATTGTAGAAGCTGCGGGTGAAGAAGCTGATACTAAAGGTAAAGTAAGGGAGTTGGAAGTAGGTCAACACCTTAATGGTGGCGCACATATGACTAGTTATCGTGCCGAAGGCAAAACACCAGGCGAAATTCACCATGTCGCCTCAATCTCTAAACACGGCGCAGATTATAAGAAAAACGCAGTATATAAAGCCCGCCAAAAAGTATCACAAGATGCCGCAAAACACATTCGAGCACATTTACAAAAACATGGTCATGGTACGGTAACTAGAACTGTTTGGGCATCTCAACCAAGTGACCATGAGAGTGAAACGGGTACACACGATTCAAATAATAGTGCAGATTTAATTCTAACAACAAGTAAAACACATAAAAGATTAAATGAAGCTGTTGTTAAAAGTGGTAAAGAAAGAAATGAAAATAAGGTAGCCATTTCTGTAAAAACTGGACATTCAAAAGTTAATTATTCTAATCCTGGTGTTGCGGGTATGGCCGCAATCACAGGATCTTCACATGCCGATTTACAAAAGCATGTAGCAAAACACGAAAAAACAGTGAAGGCCAATTTACCATCAGGTAAAGGTAACTCACACGAAAAGTATAAAGAATTAAGAGATTCTGGAAATAAAGAAAAGCAAGCCAAAGCAGCACAAATTAAACATTCTTCCGAACAATTGAATAAAAATGTTTCACATACTATGAGACAGGCACTTCATAAGAAAACGGAACATGAATTACATAAAACAATAACTGATGCTGTTTCACCTAAAACACATTTAAAACATATTGTTTCCAGACAAATAACTTATGCACCAACACATAAGACAAAGGCTGGCGAAGAAAAATCACATCAAACTTATGACTTACATAAACACGTACATGAGTATCTTGACCATTTTCATAGTTTACATGTAGATCCACACAGCACTTCTACAGCTGTAACAATACATGGTATACATAAAAAGACCGGTAAAAAAATGCCTGTAGCTAATGTAACGGTTTCTGCTGGTGGAAGACCAGCAAATCACTCCCCAAGAGGAACAGTTAATTTGTCGAGTGAAGACCATAAAGATGTCCATTATTCTGATAAATCAGAACACATGGTACACACAGATAACGGAAAGTAAAAATATGTTAAATTTCAAATCATTTCTAAAAGAAGAAGCCGAAGGCGGCGAACTTAAACACATACACCATGCGGAAGACCGACCATTGATGCATGGCCATGCTGGTTTCGAACATGCTCACGAAGCCTTGATGAAGGCACATGCTCACATTACGGCCGGTGCCAAGAATAGTAATTTGTCCATGAAATATGATGGTTCTCCATCTATTGTTTTTGGTCATCACCCATCAAATGGTAAATTCTTTGTTGCCACCAAGTCAGCCTTCAATAAGAATCCGAAGATTAACCATACAGATAAAGACATTGAACGTAACCACGGTCATGCACCTGGTCTCGTAACATCACTTAAGCACGCTCTCAAACATCTACCAAAAGTAACACCTAAGACTGGTGTTTACCAAGGTGACCTGATGCATCATGCTGATAATAAAATGTTAAAAGAAGAACATTTGTTTGAAGCTGCAAAAAACAAAGTTTCTTTTACACCAAATACAATCACATATACCGCACACGGTGATGAAGCAAAAAAGATTAACAAGTCTAAAGTTGGTGTAGTAGTTCACAGCAAATATAGTGCTGACATGAAAACTGCTACTCCTCATGTTGACCACGAAAATTTTAAACAACATCCAGATGTCCACCACCACGGTGCAGAACATGACACAAGTAAAGTAACACATTCTCCTGCAAATGAACATGGTTTTCAGAAACACATGGCAGCTGCCAAAGAAATCCATGATACACATGGCCACAAAATGTATGATGCCGTTCATCCATCACACTCCGGTGAAAACGGCCACTTATCAACATATATCAATAAGACGGTTCGTACCAATGAAGTTCCTTCTGTCAAAGGTTTCAAAGAACATCTAAAGGATGTACATGAAAAGGCAGCAGCCAAAGTCAAAACACCAAAAGCTAAGGCTGAAAAAACTGGTGAAGGCGCCAAACAAATTGCTCATGTTGAGAAAAACAAGTCACATTATGGCAATCTATTGACTATGCATCATCATTTAGGACAAGCTAAAAATCATTTGGTTAGTTCATTAGAAACACATGAAGGTAATTACCAACATCATATTGAAGGTAAGAAATCTAAACCTGAAGGTTTTGTTATTCATCACGATAATGAACCTACTAAGTTGGTTAATCGTCCGGAATTTGCTAGACAGAATTTGTTAAAAGTCCGTAAATGAAATCCTTTTTAGATTTATTGCAGGAAGATAAAAGTGGTGATGTTCACCACGTTATGACCTTTGGTCGTATGAATCCTCCTACAACTGGCCACCTGAAGGTTATTGATAAGGTCAAAGAAGTTGCTGCGAAACATAATGCTGGTCATACTGTTGTAACATCACATTCACAAGATAAGAATAAGAATCCTTTATCTACTGCACAAAAAATTAAACACCTCAAGAGATACTCACCTGGTACTAATTTTGCAGCATCCGACAAAGAACATCCATCGTTCTTACATCATGCAGCTAAATTACACAAACAAGGTGCAACACATCTACATATGGTAGTTGGTTCTGACCGTGTCGGAGAAGTGAAAGAGAAATTAAACAAGTACAACGGCACACATCCAAGTGCTTTATACAATTTTAAAAAGATTACAGTTCATTCTGCTGGTAGCCGTGATCCTGATGCAGAAGGAACATCTGGTATATCTGGTACTAAAATGCGTGAACATGCAAAGCGCAAAGATGTCAAATCTTTTAGACAAGGTGTTCCATCACATGTATCTGATTCCCATACAAAAGAGTTGATGCACGATACTCGTACAGGTATGGGTATCCACGAATCTTCATATCATGGTTTGTTCAAAGCAGTATTTGTGACTGGTGGACCAGGTTCTGGTAAGGATGTTGTCATTCGTGAATCTATTCCACATCAAGGTGCCGTTGAAATCAATTCAGTTCAAGCTTTTGACTATTTGATGGATAAACAAAAGTTATCTGAAACAACAAAAGATTATCGTAGGGAAGCAATTCGTTCTCGTTTACCTTTAATCATCAATGGTCCTGCTGATGACCATTACAGAATGATTACAATCAAGGAAGAGTTGGAAGAACTTGGTTACGAATCAATGATTGTTTTTGTTGACACAACTAATGAAGCTAGTCAACAAAGAAATGAACGATTAACCAAAATGGTGTCTGAAT